GGTAACAATAGAGCTAAATGCTCCAGCATTGCTATACAAATACAAGTTTAACTTGTTGTGAAAGAACATGTAAGCATCTAAGAAAGTGTTTACAAAGTAGCTTTGACTAGTGGATGTAGAGGTAGTTCCAATAGTACTGACTACATAACCAGTAGGGTTTACACTGTACACAACGTTATTAATAACAGCAATCACTCTGTTGTTAAAACCGTTTAACCCTTGACTTTCTAGATAAGCAGGAGGTGTAACAGGTGTAATCTGTTTAGCAACTACAAGGCCCGGACGTTTAATAAACTCTCGTTTAGCATCTCTAGTTTCAAAGAAACAATTAGACGAATACGAGTCTTTAGTAAAAGTCCCATTACGAGACTCAATAGGCTGAGACAGTGGGATACGTTCGGTAGCCATGCTTAACGTCCGTAAGAGTTGGTGCTTGAGGAACGATAGTCAGGCATAAAGAATGTGCTAGAAGCTTCAACATCCCAGTCAACCAATTGAGTTTTATAGGCACTAGCTCGCAGAGAAATTTCTTGCCTAGCGTTCATAGGCACACCATACTCCATAGACATTTGATCTGCAAGATTCCACACTAAACAATTCATCCACTCATTAGGAAAGTCTGGTACAGCTAAAGCAGTAGACAGATCATCTAATGGCAACTGAGCAATAAGGTGCATCTGTAAGTTAGTTTGAGTGTAAACATTTGGTGTTAAGTACACATACAATACACCATTTAATTTACGTGGATCGTAAAAAATAGTGTTGGCAACACCAGTAGATTGTTTAGAACCTAAAATGTTGTACTCTTGTTTAGAGATGACTATCACAGGCACATCAATAGGTGGAGTATTTTGTTGGTTACGATAGAACCCCTGGATAACCTTTAGTGGCCTATCAGTGATAGCTACAGTAGGATTAAGAGAGTCATACATCAACACAGAAGTAGAACCACCAAGAATGTATGAAGTCTGCTCACTGACAAGAGAGATGATGAGCTCTGATATTTTCCAAAGCTTAAGCCCGTCTGTGCTCATCTGTTTAATCAACAGGTTTAAAGACATAGCAGCGTTATCTACTGTGTCAGGATCAGGAGTAGAACCAATCTCAAGAACACCTAGCTTACGTAAAGCTAGGGTAATAATTTGATCTCGTGTAACTGTGTACGTAGAACTCATGGTTATCCACCAGTTAAAAAGTCGTTTAATCCAGGGTATAGTTTACCTGCTATAGCACAACCTGCAATAGCTGTGGGAGGCATAGCTATAGAACCTTCCATAGTACACAGAGGAATAAGCCCACTGTTTACATCTGCTCTAGCACAGTCAGCTACTCCATAATCAGCAATACCTTGAGAAGTACTGGGAGTACAGGTAAATAGAAAACTATCTGAAGACTCAGGTCTAGTCCAAGGGGGTGCTTGCTTATCTGCTACACCACGTACAAAGTCTTGAGGTTGTCTAGGTTCCCAATCACCTGAACAGACCATAACTCCATCCCAACGTTTCTGTAAATCGTCTTCTTTAAACAAACGACCACAAACGTCACAGACAACTTTCCAACCTCCGTTGTCCCATCTAGGTTTGTAAGACATGGCACTTAACTCAGGTTACGTAACTTATAGATAGTAGACAAATACAACCCAACAATCTCATCAATGATGTTTTGAATTGCACTAAGCTCAAAAGTTTCACGTAACTTTTCAATTTCTAAAACATGCTTTTTTAAGATGTCTTCAATCTTACCTTTACCACTGTGATTAAGTACAGGTATGTTTTGCATTACCTCATCGTAACCTTGGTAGGCTTCAGCAAGTTTGTCAGCTAGATCAATGATACCGTCGTAAAAAACATTTAAAGCTACATGTTGGGAATAGCTTTTAGTACGAAGATGCTCTAGATGTGTGAGAGTACGATCTAGGAATAACAGGGCAATAATTTGTTCCATGTCTTTACCCTATAAATTCAACTACAGCAGTAACAGGAACACCCGCACTAAAAGTAACAGTGGTTGTGGTTGTTTCAGTGTAGCTAGAGTTTAGTATTTGACGAACACCATTGATGTACACATCGAGAGTATTAGTACCCACAGTATAGGTAAAAGGAACTGTAAACACAGTCTGCCCTGATGTAGCCACAACAGTGCCACGTAACCTACCTTGATAGACGTAGTTGTTTACATCGTTAAGCCAAGCAGAAACAATGGGCGTAGAGTTGTCAATGAAGTATGTGCTTGCCATAACGTGTTCCTAGTAACAATTACTTGTCTTGTTTGTGGTCTAGCTTATCAAAGATTTTACCAAGCATAGATTTAATTTCACTCATGTCTTGTCGATAGTCATCTCTAGCTATGTAGGTCTTAGGCAAGTCTTCTCTAAGTTTAGACAAGTCAGACTTAAGTTCTTTGACAGCAGCCCACAGTTCTCTGGCAAACCACCCGAGAACAGTGAGGCCAACCCCTAGAATTGTGTCGATAAGGTTTTGTGATTCCATAATCTATTACGTTGTTTGTGCAGCCTGTACAGCCTTGTAAGCAGCAATCACTTCATCAGTGTGCATAGCAGCGCAAATGGCTTTAACTTTAGCGTCCTCTGTGCTGTAATCATCGCCAGGGGCAACAATGTGCCTATGGAATTTGCCGCTAATTTCTACGCCATCTTCAAGAATAGCGGTCTTGGTGCGAACTTGGATTGAGCCGTTTTCGACAACTTCAATCAGATCGACGGAGGTAACTTTTTCCAACATGATTTTTCCTTGTTTCTAGCCTGACCATCTAGCCAGACATTAAGGTTTCCAGTTGTCCGAACTGGTACGGTTTTTAAAATGATCCGCTAGAACCAAATTGGTTAATCCTATATTTTTTAGAACTACCAGTGTTGTTTTGCAAAACAAGATTGCCGCCAGATATGTAAATATTGGTTGTCCCTGCATTTGCTGGTGTTACAGAAAATCCACTTGTGGGGTCAGATACTTCATATGTAGAAGATGAATTGTTTGCAAAAAGCGCCATTGCGCCGTTGCTTGCAATCACATAAAAATATGAAGCAAAATTAAAAGGTAAATTTGTTGTGGCTGTATCAGCAACAGTAAACGGAGTTCCTGCAATTACACCATCATGAGTTTCATTACGAAGGGTATTGAGTGTGCTTGAGTAAAAAGCGGTAGGCGGCAATGCACCAGTGTTAGGCTCAAGTGGAACAGCAAATATTGTTAGTTGCCCTACCAAAGATGCGGTTGTTGTGGCTTCCCAAAAACAACTTATCAAAGAAAGTTCCCTGACAGTTGTGTTTGTGTTCATTACTTCCGCGCCAGCAAGGGCAGCATAAAAATCCACAATGCTTATGCTGTCACATTTACGCAAATAAAAACCAGCACGGTCACCACAATACCCGTTGTAAACCGCAAAGTTTTGAACACCTGTGTTGTGCGAAATGTAAAAAGCGTGTTTAGTAGAATCTGTACCTTGTTCCAAACGAACATTTGAAATTACCAATCCTTCAGAAACGCCTACGCTAGTTGTATCGTTCCAATACAAGCCGTAAGTGCCGCCAATCCATGATTGAGTTCCAGTAAAACTAACTTGGGAAATTGGACAGTTGTCGCCAATTTCAACAATAGGATTTGCACTCATTGCACCCAAGTACATATTGTGGAAATTGGTTTGATCGCAACCAATGTTGCCTGCTGTGTGAGGCGATGGAATTTTATTAATAACCAATGGACGGTCAGCAAATGCGTAAACGTCTTGAACCCAAATATGTTCGCGTCCAGCAATTACCAAAAAGACAGAACTGCCCGATGCGTCAGACCAGTGTGGGAATTGCGTACCAACATCACGAACAACAAAACCTGACACATCAACCAACTGAATTGCAAATTTTACAAATGTTGTGTTGGTACTAAAAAAGGTCATCTGTTTGATTGACCCTTGATAGATAACAGTAGAGCCTTTATCCCACAAAAAACAAATGTCAGTTGCAGTAGGGATAAAGTTAATTAAGGTGGCGTTTTGCCCGTCACCTATCAAATGAACACCATTTGTACTTATGGTGATTGTGGATGTGATCTTGTATGTTCCTGCGGGAAAATATACTTGTCCACCACTAGCCGCAACCGAATTGATAGCCGCCTGAATAGCCGCAGTGTCATCGTTTGAATTGTTACCCAATGCGCCAAAATCTAAGACATTGGCGCAAGCGCCACTTATCATTGAATAGGTTGCTTTTGTCAAAGACATTTTTATTCCTTACACAGTTTCATATGAACCAGTAAAACGATAAAGACCGGACACACCCCATTCGGCTGCGGTCATTGTGCTTGTTCCACCACCTGTTGAGTTCCACGCAATAGGTGAAAATGTTGCTGTATTAAACACAATCCTTCCCGCTACCATTTGGCCTATTCCCAAACCTGAATTAGCGGCTTGAACAAGATAAAAACCACCATTTTGATTTGAATTTGCGCTTGAAGTAAATGGCAATGCACCAATGGTCACATTTCCTGCTGATGTGCCATGACCATTTGTTCCAATGTAAACGTCAACAGTTATTCTATTGCCAACTTTTGTATACCAACCTGAAGCGTTATTCACTGTTGCGCCTGACCCAGTAGCTGGTGTCCAAGTAGGTGTAAATGTACCTATTTCATAATCATTAAACAACTCACTTGTGCCTGTGCCCGGTGTGGCAGAAAAATCAATTCCTTGACCGCTTGCAACAATAAGATTGCCTGTGGTTAAAGTAACG